TGGAGGACTGTCTGGAAGATTAAAAATTTGTTCAAAATTATTTTCAAAGTTTGATTTTTTAGACATCACTTATATCACTTGCAATTCCATAATCATCATCTGCTTCAATATCACTCAGTGGTACAGATAATGCATTGTTAGATGTAGGAGTACCATCAGCTTTTAATGCTGGTTGAGTGTTTATTTGTTCTATATTTACTAGAGTATCAGCATCACCTACACCAATAAGAGCTCTACGTATAGTACCAGTTGTAGATGTAGGACCGAATACATAACCTTTCATAGTAAAATTAAGATTCCAAATTAAAGCTCTTCGTGCAGCGAAATCACCTTCGTATGTGTCTTCAACATTTACATCGTTAAGTATACATGGAACATCATATGTTAAATTCATCTCTGGAATTAAATTCATATTGTTTGTCCACTCAGGTTGAAAATACGGAAGAATTTGTTCTAATATTTGTGTACCGTCATCTGCATTTTTAACAAATATACTTAATGTAAATTGAATATCATATGGTACTGGTATATATTGTGTAGTAAGCTTAGTAATATCATTTCTATCTACTTTAGAATGTTTATATGTAGATGGAAGCTTTCTATTAGCAGCATAGTTAATACCAGTCATTTCAAAACCCATACGGGGAAGAGAAACCGCTATATCTTGATCTAAATTAGGATCTTGTGCTAATCTTACTAAAAACTTTTCTTTAGGACCGTATGCAATTGGTACTTTAAGAGTTTGAACTCTTTCATCGCTAGAATTAAGTCTCTGTACATAGATACCATTAAACATGTTGCCAAAAACAACAACATATTTTCTCATTGTACCGTGATAAAAAGTTCTACCAAACATTATTAGTACCTATCAATTTCTGAGAAAGGATTAGTTTCACTAAAGTCAAGTATACCTTCTGATTCAATCTGGAAGTATTGATTGTTTGCTGACTTATCAGTCGTTTCAATTGTATATTCTTGAAGTAGAGTACCACCATCTTCACTAGCTAGTATATCACCATTCTCTAATACAAACTGATTACTTAATACATCGAGAGTATAGGTGTCTTCAATAAGATCAATTTCTGTATTACCAGTGTCAATACGTTCAGAGCTGTAATCAAATAATTCACAACGAACATCATATGTTTGTAATCTACCTGTTTGATAGAATATTTGTTCATGCTCTACAAATTTGATCTCAAATAACTTACCCACCATTGGAAAGTAAATTAAATCACCTTCTTGTGGTCTATTAATAGTGTTAAGATAATCATCACCTTCCAACATAAAAGAATCTGTATCTTGAGAACCAGTTAGATATTGTCTAGACGGAGTAGTAGTACTCCCATCTTCAAATATTATATTATAACCAACTTCAGTTAGAATTTTAGGTGATGTAATAGATTGATCAAAACGTTTACGAGCAACAGTAAATGTTACACTGTCTCTAATTTCTAAACCGAAACGTGAAAGTAAATCACCTTCACCTTCGAAGCCTTCAGTATTTTTAATATACATTTCAATATCGATACCTTCATCAAATGTTGACAGAGTATCTTCACCGAATAAATTATCAGTGTTTACTCTTGTACGAGGTAGATATTTTATATTATGTCCGTAGATTTTAATTGCTTCAATTGTTAAATCTTCAACTAAATCTTGCTCTCGGCCATAACTAAAGTTATTAAAATACTTATTAGTAGCCATGGTTAACCTATCATATCATGAACTGGAAGTGAGTAACTTGAAATCATCTCATCTTCTAGTTTACGAATCTCCTCCATAGCTTCTTCCCAGATCTTTTGACCGTTAAAAGTTAAACCACCTGGCATTTGAAGGCCTTCAAACTTTTTAAGATTTTCACCCCATTGACGTTTAAATAAAGCTGTAGTATATCTTAACAGCCAACGATCTGAATACATATCAGTATTCACATCAGGATCAATTACCTGATATGAATCTAAAATAATATATGAACCTACTGGAATTTTATCTGACCAGCTCGTATCAATATAAACTTTATTTGTATGTCTATTATAACGAATCGGCTGTTTACCTACAAAAGTCTCCTCAAGCATATTGATATGCGTCATGGCCATTGTGTAAGGAACAATAGATGACTGAAGTAAGTCGTATAAATCATTTAGATGTATTTGATAACGAACATTAAAAAGATTATTTACTGAATATGTACCACCCAAAGTAAAACAACCTGTTACTCCATATATAGAGTCAGGTACAGTAATGTATCCGTTAGTAATATCTTGAGCTGTTGCTACGTGTTTATAGAATACTCTTTCAGTACCATCAAAATGATAGTCTCTATAATATTCTATAGCTTCATCAATTCTATCTTCAAGCTGTTCAGCATCAGCATTAATATCGATGACCGGGGCACCGAGATTACGAAGACAATACGATTTTAATTCTTCACGTGAAGTTGGTAGAGCCATAGGAAACCCCTCTGTTGTTTCCTATATTTATAATAGTTAGATTGTAACTAGCGATGATTAGGATTAATATGAAAAAACTGAGATATAGTAAATCTACCTAATTTTTGGTTTAACTTTTCTTCTTCCATTTCTACAGGTGTTACTTCATGTCTAATAAATGAAGGAAAAATTAGAGATCTATTATTTTTACATTCTATTCTATCTTTGTAATTTAATATTAAATCCCCACCTTTAAAAGCTTTAGGTTCTTGATAGATCCAAGTTAACATTGTAAAAGTTGCGTGGTCACTATGAGGTCTATAAAAATCTTCTTTCTCATAATAACTTAATAATGTACTTATTTCGTTAATATTAATATAAGTTTTATACAAATAATCTCGCTCGCTAAAAGATTCAAAAAGTTCTTTACTTGCTAATTTTTTAGAAATATTTACAATATCAGAAATTTCTGGATCTCTATATGCTTCAGTTAAAAATAAAGCTCTATTAGATTTGAGAGGTGCACCATCTGAATCCACTGCTGACGATGTTTTTAATGGTGGTAATAATTTACCTGGATTACATAAAAATATACACTCATGTAAAATCTTATCATAATCTATGCTATTAAATGTATTATCAATTACAAATGCTTTTAAATTATTAACATCAATAACGTCTGTCACTTCCATTTTATTAATCAATGCCTTTCATGGATTTAGTAATATCCTTAGATAAATCTTCTTTAGATATACTTTTAATTATCTTAGAAGATTGAATCATACACAAAACAGTATTTTTTTTAAAAATATATTTTTCATCTTTTTTAGGTAGAAGACAAATAATATTTAATTGAACACCTTTTCGTTTACCGCCTAGCTCGACAATTCCGGGTAAAACTTTGTAAGGTTGATCATTATATAATATAGGATCTAAAAAACTTAAATTAATTTCTTCATCTGGTTTAATAAAAACATTATAACAAAATTTTATAATTATATAATTATCAGCAAAACCAACTGCCTGTCTACTATTATGCTCTTGAACAGTTAATAATGAATTACCTAACCGATTAGCCTCAGGTATTCTCCATCTATAATTACCGGCTGCGGTAGTTTCTAAGAATAAATTTTCTGGAAATTTTAATAATAAAGTATGCCTGAACAAAGAGTGCATGCCCGGACATACTTTAATAGTTTTACCATATTTTTCTTCAAAAATACCATTCCAATCTTTTTTTGCTACTGCAAAAATATTTTCATAGTATTGATCTTCATATTTAGAAATATATGGTTTTATATCTTTAAACCATTGAGGTTTATCACGCGATGATATTACCGCTATGTCTTCAAAATCTGTATATGTAGTATCATTATAATCATCAAAAAATAATTTCATTATTCACCATTATAAAAAAAATTATATAAAATTAATCAACCGAACCTGAAAGCGGATCACCTGGTGCTTGAGGCCAGTCATCTACAGTAAGGTTAGGCCAATTCGCATGTGTAGAAAGATCTCTTAAAGACTGACGATAAGTTTTCCAAGCATCTGGTACTGTATAATCAGCTATTTCTTGCTCTTTAATAAACATCCAGTCTGTTTCTGTCAACAGTCTATTTCTATTAATTTTTGTATCACGGATGAGATTTTCTTCTTCAGTAGCTGCTTTTTCAGCTAGAAACGCTGCTTTAGCTTCTTCAGTATCAAATTTTTCTCGTACTTCCCACCATTGTAGCCAAATTTCACCGCCTGGATCTAACTGTGGTGTAACTTCTACAACTTCTTGAGTGTCTTCTTCATAATTAGGCATTTCGGTATGCACATATTTTGCATAACCAAATTCTGCTAAAAGCTCAGTAGTTAGACTTTTAGGAAAAGATGTATTTGGATTAGAAATTCTAATATGATCATCTTTTAATCCCCACTCTACTGGCTGACCGTCTTTATCTAATTTTACTAACATTTTTACCTCTATATATTATTAGCTATCACCAACATCGGTTGATGGGAATTGTCTTGTATCACCTGGCCATACAATACGAACAGCACCTGAAGCACCGCTTCCAGATGCATATGAACTATATTGAATCTGACCAGAAATGCCACCACCACCACCAAAAAGACCGCCACGGCCGCCATTTCCAGAATAAGTTTGCCAACCCTCACCATTTTGTCCACCTGAACCTTTAAATCCACCTTGCTGGTAGCCGCCGTTTGCACCG